CATCGGCTGGTTCTGCCAAGTAGAGTTCGTTGAAGACATGAAGTGGGAGATCTCGTTTGGCTTGTTCAACCTCCTCAAGTTTTAGAATGCCTTCCTTGACCGCATCATATGCAGTTATCTTGAAATATCGGTACTCATTCTCCCCGCTTCTCGCTCTTTCGCCCAACTTATAGAACCAATTCTTTTTCCCTTTGACATTCCCAATCAGTTTGCACTTGCCTTGTGTGGCAGTTAGGGTTGAACGCATCGCATACCAACTCTCCTCACGCATACGAGATGCCTCATCAATCACCGCAGCATACACATCATCCCCATACAAGTTGTCAGGCTTCTCCCCTGATTTGAATTCTATCCTTGCACCCGTTGGAAGAGTGAGTAAAAGTTTGGTTTCGTTACTGATGAAGAAGTTTTTGTCCGTGACTTGTGACTTCATCCTTCGGAATGCAATCTCCGCTTGTTGGTATACTGGTGCAACCCACCACACGGATTGGTTGTCCTTGCACTTCAACGCTTGTTCAAATAACCATATGATGTGACTTGCCGTCTTGCCCGTCTTTGTACTCGCAGCAGTAATGGTAAAACGAGCATCACAATCAAGGATGTCCTTTTGGTAACTCGTGACATATGGTCTTTGATAGGTTATTTGCATAAACTTTGATACACACTTAATCTTGTCAAGTTGTGAAGGTCAAGGTTGTGGTAGGTCTCACAATAGATGCGATTTGATTCGCCCATTGACCGTCTCACAGAATGACCAGCATCAATCAGTTTTTCAATGGATGCTTTCCAGTTGTTTTGGGTGGCAAAGATCACACCATCATTTCCCGTGTGGTATAAGTATGGGTAAACTGCTGAACAGATGATGGGGATAGAATAGGCAGCGGCTTCCACAATCTTCAACTCACTCTTGCAGTTGTTAAAGTGGTTGTCCTGAAGTGGTGCAAGTACGAAGTCAAAGTGCTTGTAAACCTCACCGTATTCAAATACCGAAGTTCCTTGAACGATGTTGGCTTTGGGAATCAGTTTGACAATGTTGTTCCAATGATCACTTGGAGTATATCCGCAAATGTAGAAATCCACATCCATTGAATTGATGTCATCGGCAATGAGCTTCAAATCCTCTTCGTGTGTGATTCCACCAACCCATCCTATTTTCACTCTCTCGTTCTTCTCCTTTGGTTGCTTCCATTGGTTGTGAGATGTATCCAAGCAGTTTGGCACAATGTAGACATTCTCGTTGATTGTCCTCACCTCATTGGCGAGTTTTTGAGTTGTGCAGAATACCGCATCCGCATAGTTGATGGCATCCTTGATAGAGTTCTTGATCCCTTTGCGATAAGCCCAGTATGCTGGATTGTATTTTGGTAACACCCAATAATCATCCACATCAATCACATAAGGCTTCCCGGCATCGGTGATTCGTTTCAAGACATCGTACTGATTCTTTCCAAGCCATCGTGAGAAAACAACAACATCATAGGGTGTAAGGTCAACCGTCATCCATTCGGCTTGTGATTGGCAGACATCAACCACCGCTTCTCCGTTTATTTGCATTCTCAAATGTGGTGCATAGATGCGATGGTAAACCACACCATTGATTCCGTCTGTTAGTATTAAGAGTTTCATAGGGTATTAAGTAAGAAGTTAAAGCCTTGATTGGTGACATAGTCAAAGCCATTGTTTACGGGGATAACATTTGGTGAGTGAACACACACCTCAAGCAATCGTTTTACCTTCATCTGCTCTGCGATTGCGTAGGTGCTTGACTGATTCCCAATGAACGCCTTGCAACTGCCGACAATTGTTGCCAACATCAAAGCATCCTGACATTTCAATAGTTCACAATCCAACTGCCATCTCTCGGTGAATGCGATGTACTCGGATTCGTATCCAAAGAAAACGCACTTGTGTTCCTTGAGTGGGAAATAGTTGATGTCGTGATTGCGATAACGAGCAGAGAAGTTCAAGAGAATCTTGTCCGCAAAGTATGGAATCGGTTCACTCGCTTCAATGCAAGGTTCGTGAAGGTCTGTTATCAATTCAGGATAGACAAGAAAGTGATTCCGTCTCAAATCACCAGCAGCGAGATTTAATCCGTGACGCCTGAACTTATCAAAGTCATAACCCATATCAATATGCGAGTGCATCTCAACCCTTCTTATGTACGACTGATGCTCAAGTAATGGTTTGATATATTCGTATGAGTTTAAGTTCATACAGTATCCTCCGCTTGGATGACCATCAACGGTATTCTGCTCACGGAATCCAATGTGGAAATCTACCGCACCGTGTAACTGTGCAACTCGCTTGGTTGCCGTGAGTGAATAGATCAAATCACCAAGATGTCCCGACTGAATTACTCTCATAGTTCTTGCAGTATTTCTTTGACCTCCAAATAGAACATCAACTCATTGCGATTCTGCCACGAGTTATGAGACAACGCCTCAATGATTTGGTCAACTGCAACCAATGAGCAATCCTTAACCGTCAACGAGTTGTTGAATGATTCTTTGATTTCTTGTGCCTTGTCTTGTGATGTCATTCGTTCGGGGTTACTGGGATAGGCATCCAATATGCCACATCAATAATTGCATTGGTGTACTCATCAACCCAAAGGTCATCAAAGTACCTTGCCAAAGTTATTCTCGCATCCGTAGTGTAAACGACCTGGATGTCTTCATCTTGTGGTGGGAGTTTGTCATCACCTCTCCAACTTGCTCTCATCTAAATTCAAAGTTATTGTGAAATTTTTACTTTCTATCGTTTGGTCAATCGTTTCTTTTGGTTTGCCTTGTGATCGTGTGAGCAACATCTCCAAGTTGAACAGAGAGTTTTTGTCGTGACCTTTCAGCAATGCACCTGCAATCGTGCGTTCCATAATCGTGTACTCATCCCCTCGGTCTATCTTCTCCAGTTCTTTCCGTGATAGAGACAACATAGACAACATCGTATCTTCCACCTGCGTTTTGGTATATCCGATGTCCTTCATCAATGTGATGAGCTTCTTTGGTCTGCCGTTCGGATTCAACACTTCACCTTTGTCAGGTCGTGTCAAAGTTCCTCCGTTTCTTCCTGGTACTTGTGTTGCCATTTTACGAATTAATTACGAATTTATTTAGCCATTGACAATCTTTGCTCGTGAATGGATTTCAACCACTCCTTGTATTGTTTCTTATCTCCAAACTTGATGTGATCCTCACGACATAACGCCATCAGGTTGTCAATCGCATCGGCTTCCTTACTCCCTCCGATTCCTCTGGCTTCAATGTGATGGATGTCCACGGCAGTTTTGCCACACACCTCACAAGGGATGAAGTCACTTATGTCATAACCGAAATGATTGAAGTATGTCAAGGTGTGTTTTTTCAAAGTTCCAAATTGTAATCGGTCAGCAATTCTCTCAGTTTGTCTCTTGTTTCTTGCAATGCGTTGTAGGTATCCTCGCTTTGATTATCCGGTGGGTATTTTGTTAATCCTCGCAGATGGTTGTCTAAATCCCAAAGAACTGAATGGTATTTTGAGCCATTGATTGCCCAGTCAAAATCTGCTCGTTCTTCGTCAAGGTTGAATTCAATGATTGCTTTCATTCTTTCTTCTCCTCTTTGGTTTCTGCTCATCATCGGCAAGTTGTGCTTTGGTGATGGCTTCTTGTTGTTGGTTTGCCCAAATCAAAAGTGAGTGCAATGCTTCGGTTACACAAGTACTGCAATTAGGCAAGTTGCGTCCGAAGATTTCACGGTGGACATTGTTCAGGATTGCCCCTTGTTCTGGTGATGGTGCGAACACTTGTGTTTTCTTCCAGTTGTCGTAAAGGGGTTGGAGTGATAGTATAAATTCAATGTTGCTCATAGTTTAGTTTCTAATAGTGCGACAATCACGGTGGCAATGGATGCGTAAAGTATCCCCACCCAACCGTAGGTGTACAAGAAAAAGGACAAGCCCAACCACCAAGACAAACAAAAAGCACAGTCAAGGGGTTTCATTCGCTTCCATTTGGAATAGTCACTACCGTAGAGATAGCGTTTTAATAGATCGGCTGGTTTGCCAAAGTTTACGATGATGATTGCCAAACAAGCAATCCCAATTATTTCTGTGTGCATCTTTCTTTCATTAGTTTAATTACTCTCAACACTTCACGAACGGAGATATCTGTCTTTCTATGGATTGCCCTTGCAGACATTCCTGAACACCATAGTTTGAAAAGTTCTCGTTCATAAAAATATGCTGATTCTGTGACTTGGTTTATTTTGTTGATTCGTTCAAGTTCAATTCCTTCGGCTTGTTCCCTCTCATCCAATAAGTCAATTTCTTCAGCGAAGTCAAGCTCGTACACATCGTGTTGATCATATATTCTTGATTCGCCAAAGGGATGCCGGTTGCCGTTGATACAAAGGTATAAAAGACGGATTGACCAAAAC